CGCTTGTCTCTCTTGCCGGGTCGTTGGTTGGTGGTGCGGTCGGTCGTCAGAGTGAGAACAACCGCGTCGAGGCCGATCTCCACTCGGCGAATGAGGTCTCGTAGCCGCTCGGCCTGCACGGAGGGTTCGAGGGTCGGCCAGTCCTTCCGGTCTTCATCTCGCATCTGAGCCAAGGCCTGGTCACGAACAAGGTCTTCTATCGCGCCGGCGGACACGCGCGGCAGCGTGCCAGCCTCGGATGGACGTTGCTGGAGAAGTGCCTGGCTGATGTAGTAGCGATAGCGTGTGCCGTTCCGCTTCCTGGTGTGCGACGGAGTCATCGGGTTGCCGCGGTCGTCGAACAGCAGGCCGGTCAGCAGATGCGTGCTGCGAGACCGCGAACCTGGGGCGCGCTCGTGCCGGATTGACTTGAGCTTGGCCCGGACTTGGTCCCAGAGCGGACGTGGCACGATTGCCTCGTGCTCTCCGGGGTAGGCCGTGCCCTTGTGCACCGCCTCGCCCAGATAGAGCCGGTTCTGCAGGAGGGCATAGAGCGCTCCGCGGCCGAATTGCTGTCCGCCCCTTGTCACGTCGGCTTGCGTGGTCCACCGCTTGCTGTGAATGCCACGCTGGCAAAGGTCGGCCATCAGCCCCGTGACCGATCCAAGAACGAGGTAGCGGGTATAGATCGCCCGAACGTGCTCGGCCTCCCTCTCGTTGACGACCAGCTTGCGGTTACGGATGTCGTAGCCGAGGGGCGGGTGACCACCCATCCACATCCCCTTCCGGCGCGAGGCGGCGAACTTGTCGCGGATGCGCTCTCCGGTGACCTCGCGCTCGAACTGGGCGAAGGACAGCAGCACATTGAGGGTGAGGCGACCCATCGAGCTGGTCGTGTTGAAGTGCTGGGTCACCGAGACGAAGGAAGCGCCGTGACCGTCCAGGATCTCGACGATCTTGGCAAAGTCGGCAAGGGAGCGGGTGAGGCGGTCGACCTTATAGACGACGACCACATCGATCTTCCGATGCTGGATGTCCAGGAGAAGACGCTGCAGGCTCGGCCGGTCGAGGGAGCCTCCCGAGAAGCCACCGTCATCGTAAGCCGTCTCGATGAGACGCCATCCCTCGTGGGCCTGGCTCTTGATATAGGCTTCACAGGCCTCGCGCTGCGCCTGGAGCGAGTTGAACGACTGATCCAGTCCCTCTTCGCTCGACTTGCGGGTATAGATGGCGCAGCGAAGGAGAGGCCGGGTCATTCCGGCTCCGCAAGTTTCCTCGGCGCCTTGAGACCGAAGAAGAGGGGACCCGACCAGCGCGACCCGGTGATATGCCGCGCCACCTCGGACAGGCTCCCGTAGCGCTGTCCCTGGTGCTCGAATCCATCGCCGTGGACGCGCACGACGTGGTGGGCGCCCTTCCAGACGCGGACCAGTTCCGTGCCCGGCTTCAGCTCCAGGGTCGAGGCGGGTAAGTAGGCGGCATCGCGGGCGAACGCCTTGCCCAGGCGCTCGAGCTTCCGCCGGACGCTGGGATCGAGGCCACCAAGGGCCTGCTCCTGGATATGCCAGGCGAGCAGCCGCATCAGCACATCGCGACTCTTGCGGATCGGCGGGCGAGTGCCGAGGTTCCGCGTCCAGGCGACTTGGAGCTCTCCGAAGCTCATGCGCTCCAGGCCAGCCAGCGCGGCGTCGAGCCGAGCTGGCTGCTCCTGTATTCGGACCGCCAGCTTAGGCGATGCGGTACGCGCGCGCGCCGTCATCGCACTTCTCCGACAACACCTTCCGTCCGAGCTTCTTCTTGATGGCGCCGGAGATCGCGCCGCGCACCGTATGGCGCTGCCAGCCCGTTGCTTTGACGATCTCGTCCAGCGAGGCGCCGCGCGGACGTCGCAGCATCGCGATCACCTGGGTCTGCTTGGACTCGCGACGAGCCGCGGGCTTGCCTTTACTCGCTGTATTCGTGGGACCGCTCTTTCCTGCGGACTCCATGAGCGGGAGCTTGGCTATGGCCTCCCAGACCCGCCGCACGGCCATCTTGCGGCTCTTGAAGCGCGTCACCTTGCCGGTGTTGGGCAGTGCGTTCCATATCGCCGCCAGCTGCGCGTTCGACAGCCCGGTGCCGTCGAGGTCTTTCTCCGAGCAGATAACGAGATCGCCGTCCCGCTTGGGACGGGGCTGTTTCGCGTGCGCCGTGACGTCGGTGCCGCTGATCACATAGACGGGCATGTCGGTCCTCCTCTTCGGGCGGCCACCCCGGCCGCCAGGGACCGACACTCACGCTTCCTTATGGCACGCCTATCCACTCCATTCGGCGATCCATTGATTGCTTTGTCGAGGCTCCGTCGATCATTCCATTGCTCAAGGCGCCGCGCGCCGAATCTGGAGGCTGAGCCCGGGTATCCGCACTTCCTGGTCCGGTCTGGCCCGGCGGCCGTAGCAATGAAGCTGATGGCGTTCAATCCCCGGAACCAGGATCAGAAGCCCCTGAGTTTGATCATGCCGACCCAGGCGCTGGCATGATCGTTAACCCAGTGCAGGAACTGGACCAGACTGTCGACCTGGTCGTCATGGCGGCCATTCGGGAAGGCAAGGATCTCGTGCTCGAACTCGGCGAGCCAGGAGGCCTCTTGTGGGATGTGGACTCGTCCCGCTTCGAGTTGCGCCGATTGCTGTGCGGCCCGCGTTTCCTTGTCGAGCTTCGGCTTGTTGGCGAGCACAGCGCAGTTGCCAGTTTGCCGAAGCGATTGAATCAGCGCTGCACCGGACCCCGCATCTTCGATCACGATCCGATGGGCACCATACGCGCCAGCATGCTCCTGAACCCGTCGGAGAAGGGCCGGGAACTCCCAGCGGCCGCGGAGCACGTCCAGAAGGTAATAGTCGCTCCGCGCCACGCCCCAGGTGGTGCACACCGAGTAGTCGGCGCGCTCGCTCATCGTCCCGGCCGTGTCCCAGCTCTGGACGATCTGCGTGAATTCATGGCTAGGCGCCGTGCGGTAGCGGCGGAGCCATTCGGCCTTGAACAGGTTTCCTTCGGCCGGGACGGGCGTCTGCTGATACTGCGCCGCAAATATCCGGCTGCCGACTGAAGTCTTGATCTGTTCAAGTGTCGCGGTGCTCTCCCGTTTGTCGTGCAGCGGTTCGCCAGCCTGTCGCCGGTAGATGGTTCCTTCGCCGATCGGATACTCGCGTGGTTCGGTTGCCATCGCCGGCAGGCCCAGGACGTGGAACCCGCCCTTCTCGATAAGATGACCGGTAAGGTCGTCCTGATGCAAACGCTGCATCACCAGAACGATGACACCGCTTTCCTTGGAATCGAGCCGACTGAACAGAGTGGTGTCGTACCATTCGTTGACCCGGCGCCGTTCCGCCTCCGACCCGATGTCGCTCGGCTTGATCGGGTCATCGATGATGATTGTGTTGCTGCCGCGTCCCGTCAGCGTTCCGCCAATCGAGCAGGCAAGCCGGCCACCCTGTTGCGTCGTAAGGAATTCAGTTTCGGTGTTCTTGCGCGGATTGATCCGCGTATGTGGGAAGGTGCGACGGTACCACTCTGCCTCGAGGACAGTCCTGCAGTCGCGAGAGTGCTTGCGTGCAAGGTCTTCGGAGTAGCTGACGCAGATGATCCGGCGCGTCGGGTCGCGGCCGAGGAGCCAAGCGGGGTAGGCTACCGATGTGCAAATCGACTTCAACGACCGTGGCGGCAGGTTGATGATCAGCCGTGGCATGCGGCCCTCGGCCGCCTCGCGGAGGTGCCACGCCAGGGCTTCGATATGCCAATTTGGCTGGAACGGTTCGCCAGGGCACACCGTGTAAAAGGACTTTTCGATAAAGCCCGTGAGATCCGCACGCAGCAGGGACCGGATGAGGGTCAAGTCATCAAGCACGGTCTGACCCCTTGACGATTGTTTCGCGTGTCACGCGTTCGACATAGTGTTCGAGGATTGCGCGATCTTCCGCCGGAAATACCGATATTGCATCTCGCATGTCGCTGGGCACATGGTCCCGGGTGAGCGCGAACAGCACCGCGATCGATTTAGGATCGCCCTGCAGGGCCCGCTCGAACAACCGCTTGATGACCGCGCGCTGCTTGCTGATGCGGCGCGCCACGCCGCCCTCCTTGACGACAATCTTTTCCTGCAGTTCGTCGGCCAGGTCCGTGGCGAGGTTGCGGGTGCCCTTGGGGCGCCCCTTCGGGTTGCCGGACTGGCCCTTGCGGAACTGCGTGTGCTGAGGCGGCCTGCCGTAGCCGACAGTATCGTCGTGCGACATCGTCAGCTTCCCTCGACTTCGCAGTCGTCAAGGGAGGCCTGCGCCACCTGCCGTGCTGCCGCCAGTTCAGTGATGGACTGGCCGGTCTCGGCGTGTCGGGCCGCATCTCCGGTCAGACGCTCCCAGCGGGCGATCGCGACATCGACGTATTTTGGGTCGAGGTCCATCGCGTATCCGACGCGGCCTGTGCGCTCGGCCGCAATGATCGTCGTGCCGCTGCCCGCGAATGCATCAAGGATCATGCCCCGCCGCTTCGAACAGTCCCGGATCGCGTCTGCGATCATCGCCACGGGCTTCACGGTGGGATGCATGGCAAGCTCGTCCATGCGCCCGGACCTCAGTGTGTTGATGCCGGGATAGTCCCAGACATTGGTCCGGTAGCGACCCGTATCGCCCAGTCCAAAGTTGTTGATGTGCGGCGCGTTGCCGTTCTTGAACGCGAACACCAGCTCGTGCTTCGAGCGGTAGAACGCGCCCATGCCGCCGTTGTCCTTGTTCCAGACGCAGAGGTTCTTGAGTTCGGCAAACACCGACTGGCCGGCGACCAACACCTCATGCATGTGCCGCCAGTCCATACAGATGAAGTGTATCGACCCATCCGCGCTGCAGGCTGCGAGGTGAGCAAACACGGTGGTCAGGAACTCAGTGAACTCTGCCACCGACATTTCACCCGAGCCCATCACGAACTCATTGTGTCGGATCCGTCCCAGGCCGCAGACATGTCCATCGATCCGCACGTTGTAGGGCGGGTCGGTGAAGACCATCTGCGCCGTCGAGCCGGCCAGCAGCTTGTCGTAGGCATCGCCGCGGGTCGCGTCCCCACACAGCAGCCGGTGCGGCCCCAGCTGCCACAGATCGCCGACGCGGCTGACCGCCGGCGTGCGGCGATCACATTCGGAGATGACATCGGCCTCGTCCGGTGCATCCGGCCGGCCAGCGCCGTCGATGAGCAGATCGATCTCGGCTGTGCTGAACCCGGTCAGTTCGACGTTGAAATCAAGATCGATCAGGGATTGGAGCTCGATGGTGATGAGGCTCTTGTCCCATCCGGCCAGCTCAGCGAGCCTGTTGTCGGCAACGACGTAGGCACGCTTTTGCGCCTCGTTGAGGTGATCGATCCTGAGAGTCGGGACCTCCGGAGCTATCGCCGATTCTTGGTGACGGCCTGAAGGATCAGGCGGCGGCTTGGGCTTGAGGTGCGTCGGGCTTGGCGACGACCTCGATGCCGTCGGCGAACTT